AGAGTCGTGCTTTATCGTTGGCCAACCCACGCCCATAGCCACAGGGTTGACAGAACAGTGGTACACAAAGGTTATGAAAGAGCGGATCGCCATGGGTAGCCGTGGGGGCGTGCCTCTTCCGCAAGGTGGGGACTTCAAGTTGGTGCAGGCTGACCCCAATACCATGGCGGCCGAAGGTATGCGAGACAAGGAAGCCCGCATGCTGGCCCTGGGTGCTAAGTTGATGCAGCCAAAACAGGTGCAGCAGACTGCCAGCGAGGTGAGGATCAACTACGCTACAGAGCTGTCTGTGGTTGGCACCATAGCCAACAACTTAGCTAGCGCCTACACTAAGGTTTTGGAGTGGTGCGGGCTCTTCGTGGGGGCCACACAGGCACCCTCTGTGAAGATCGGGGTTGACTTCAGCATGGGCTGGCTAACCGCTGAGGAACTGACCATGCTTTCGGATCTTCATACGAACAAGAAGATCACCACTTCAGAGTTTAGAGAGGCCCTCGTTAAGGCGGGCTATGCACATCTATCTCTAGAAGAGTTTCAAAAGGAGATCGACAGCCAGCCCGATTACACAAGCAACGTGTTGGCGGCCTTCGCTAAGAAGCTCACGCCTAATGCAGACAAGGCGCCCGTAACGAATGAGCAACAGCAACAGGCGGCGGCACAGGCGACCGTCTAGCCAGGACACGCCATGGCAACCAAGAAACCGCCCACACCTACGGCCGATCCCTATGATACGGCCGCACGCCATCAACTCTACCTTTCCAGGGTATCGGGTGAGGTGGCTGCACGTGTGGCGGCCAGGGTTAACGAGATCGTGCCCATAACGATAGATTACGTTATGGGGTTAGGGGTGGATATCTCGGAAGCCTCGACGGAAGAGGTGCTAGCCCTGGTAGAGCTTGCCCGAGATACGCAAATGGGGGCCATGCTGGAAGGCCTGCGGGAACTCACCCACACGCTAGCCCCGCTAGCTAACTATGAGTCTACGTTTGCTGTCGCATCCTTGGAGGCGCAATCCGAAGGCTTCGCCGTGCAGGCTCTGCAGGCGGGGGAGGCATACACCGAAGCCCTGGCCGCCCCGATGCGGTCAACGGGCAAACTCATGGCGGATTTTTGGCAGGAGTGGCAGACAAAGCAGGTCAACGCCATTAACGAGATCGTCACCAAAGGGCACGCGCAAGGCCTCACAAACCAGCAGCTAGTTCAAGCGCTGAGGGGTACAAGGGCAAACAAGTTTGAAGACGGGATCCTGCCTACCACCACACGAAACGCAGAGGCGATTGTTGAGACTTCCGTGCAGGAAGTAGCAAACCGCGCCCGGGATCTCGTGTACTACAACAACGCCGATCTAGTCGTGGCCGTCGAGGTAGTAGCCACTCTAGACAGCCACACAACACAGCAGTGCAGATCGCTGGACAAACAACGCTTTCCAATCGGGGAGGCGCCCCGCTTTCCCCTCCACTGGCGATGCCGCACGACTACCCGCCCTGTGTTGGCGCCCGAGTTCGAAGCCCTCAGGGCGGGCGGCAAACGGTCCAGCGAAAAGGGACCAGTTAGCAACACCCTCAGTTATTATGCATGGCTAAAGACACAGCCCGAAAACTTCCAGGACGATGCTATAGGGCCTACGCGTGCTAAGCTGTTACGGGATGGGGGCCTTACTGCCGAGGAGTTTGCACGCCTCAACCTCGGCAACAGGTTCGAACCTCTCACCCTAAAAGAAATGCAAGCAAAGCAGCCGCATGCGTTCGAACGTGCGGGAATCTAGCGGGGGAGGTTCCCCCGCACAAAAAGGAACGGTGTTCCCATGAAACGTAAAATGACTCGGCTCACCCTCGACGGACTCAGTGATGAAGAGCGCAAGGACTACCTACCCGCCAAGATCGCGGTGGAAGGCAAGGAAGTCGACGGCTTTGCCCTCGACGTTGAAGGCCTTGAAGATCACCCGGAACTCGGGAACCTTCGGCGGGCTAAGGAGCGAGAAAAGATCCGGGCCACTGAGGCGGAAGCAAAGGCCAAGTCTGTAGAGAAGGTGTTGGAAGAGGAAAAGGAAAAGGCCCTAGAGCGCATGCGTGGTCACGTCCCCAAGTCGGATCTTGAATCCATCGAAACGAGCTGGCGGGGCAAGCTCACGAAGGCCGAAGGGGAACGTGATACCCTGCAAAAAGGCCTCAACAAGCACCTGATTACGAACGTTGCCCGCGACATCGCCACAGAGATAGCTGTGGACAAGGACGCGATCCCGGGCCTCTTGCCGCACATCCTGCCCCGCCTTGCCGTAGAAATGCAGGGCGAGGATGCGGTAACCCGTATCCTGGGGGCGGACGGGAAACCAACAGCAACCTCTATCGAGGACTTCAAAAAAGAGCTACTTGCAGCGAAGCCGCTTGCTAGGTTAGTATCTGGTACCAAAGGCACTGGGGGAGGTTCCCACGGTGCCGAGGGGGCCAGGGGCGGTGCTCCTACCCAAATCGACCTTAGCAAGTCAAACAAAGAAATTGCAGCGCAATTGGAGCTGCAAGATCCGTCATTAGCGACGGGGTAAGGAATGCACCATGCTTTCGAACGTCGAGATCTACAGCCGTTTTGCTCGTGCTACCGCCATGGCAGGCCAGGCGAACAACACAGCCCTCTTCAACACTGCTACGAAAGGGGGCCTTGTGTTGGAAGCCGGAAACTCTGAGGGGAGCTTTGAAAATAAGTCCTCCTTCAAGCGCTTGCAGGGCCTTGTGCGGCGCCGCAACGCCTTCGGTACGGGTAACGTTGCTTCCATCGGCTTCGAAGGCTTGGAAGAGACGATGGTGCGCGTTGCCGCGGGAACGCCGCCTGTTGACCTGACGCCCGATGACTTCGCATGGATCAATAAAGATCCGAAGGAAGCGGGCGTTATGGTCGGCAAACAGCTTGCCGAGGAAACCGTGGGGGACATGGTCAACGCCGCGGTGTTGAGCCTCAAAACCGCCCTGCTCGCTACGGCGGCCGTGTACTACAACTACGCGGGCACTGGCAAGCTGAACCTCCTCGCCCTCAACAGCGGGGCGGCCAAGTTCGGTGATCGTGCGGGGGCCATCAAATGCTGGCTTATCCACGGTACGCCGATGCATGACCTGTTTGCGGGCGCCTTGACGAACGCAAATCAGTTGTTCAAGTCAGATACCGTGAACGTGTGGCAGGACGGCTTTGGCCGAACGTTCGTTGTCACAGATCACCCGCAGCTGGCGAACAACGGCACTTTCTACACCATCGGGTTGACCGCGGGTGCGGCCACCGTTCGCCAGAACGATGACTTTATCTCGCGTGTTGCCCCCATCCTGGGAAAAGAAAACATCCAGGAGCAGTACCAGGCGTCATGGTCCTACATGATGGGGTTGAAGGGCTTCAAGTGGGACGCGTTGAACGGCGGCGCCTCCCCGAACGATTCCGCCCTCGGGTCCTCGGCAAACTGGGATCAGTATGCCGAGTCCCACAAGGATCTGCCGGGCGTGATCATCGCCAGTCAGTAGCAAAACGGGCGGGGGCGTTCTTTAAGGGCGCCCCCGTTTAACTATTATGCAACCTTTTTGTTACAGGTGAAACATGTTCAAGAAGATCCTTTTTTTCACTGCGGGGGACTCCCCTACGGAAGCGGAAGCGGCGCAACTTGCGGCGCTTAACGCGTTGGCGGCGCAACCTTACACCGTGCAGGTGTTGAACGGCCGCCCGCGGGTGAAGCGTGCAGCAACAACGCTCTCTTTTGCTACCGCGGACAAGTCCGCAAACGACTCGGGAAACGGGTTCCTCACGGCTGGGTTCAAGCCGGGCGATGTGGTGACGATCCGTGGGGTGAAGGTTGCGACGGGCTGCAACCTGGTAGGGGTCACCATCGCCACCGTTACAGCCGGAAAGATGACGTTCGTAGGCACCTCGGGCAACGCGATCACCACTCGTGCGGCGGGGGATAGCGTCGTCATCGAAACGGTAGGGACGGCACTTTACAGCGACGGGATCCCGATGCCTGGCGACTTCATCGCGGGAACCTATCCCGCCTCATACGTCGAGGACGGGGATCCCATCTACCCGATTTTCGATGTGGACAACCCACCCGACGCGCCGACGCTTCCCGCTACGCAAACGGTATTGTCAAACGGCGAAACTGTGGATCTCGATGACGACGCGGGAAGCGTTGATTTCACTGTTGCCGACGGGGAGATCACGGGGGCGGCCTTGTCGCTTCCTGCTACCGCGGTCATCGTTACGCACACACAGGTGATCCCCGTCACTGGCGGCGGATCTGTTGCCCTCACCATTGCAGCGGGCGCGATCACAGGTTGCGCCTACACAGCCCCCTAAGGAGATCCACATGATCAAGATGAAACCCGCAAAAGGCCTCTACTTCACTGCGACCAACACCCCGACGGCCGCAGAATTGGAAGAGGCGAAGGCCCTCAGTATCACCGCCTTTCGCAATGTCGAACTCGTGAGCGAGACGGGTCTGGAGCCCGCCGAGATCGTTGCCGGAAAGGTGCCCGAGGGCTACCGCAAGATCACCGGCCAACGGATCGCCACCTCGCAAATCTACCCGTTCAAGAAAGAAAAGTAGAAAGGAGCTAGCGCTATGGCCGTGGAAATCATTGTAGAGGATGGTACCTGCGTCGCAGGTGCTAACAGCTACGCCACCATAGCGCAAACGCGGTCCTATGCTGAGAGTCGCGGTAAGGCGTTCCCCCCTGACACAGACGAGGGGAACGCCGCCGCCGCTGTTTTGCTCTTGACCGCTATGGATGCCATAGAGATCAACGAAGCCGACTTCCAAGGCTGTAAGACGCTACGGGATCAAAGCACGGCCTTCCCTCGGGCGGGCTCACGTGTGATCGACAGCCTAACCGGGATAGAGGTAGGGGGCTTCATCTATGGCCCTAACGAGATCCCGCCGCAGGTGCCGAAAGCACAGATGATCCTCGCAATCGAGGCACAAACCACGTCGCTAATCGTGACCACTGCGGGCGGGCAAAAGCTCAAAAAAATGAAGGTAGAGGGCGCTGTTGAAATGGAATACGCCGACGACGGGGGAGGGGATGACCAGCCCACGATCCCTCTTGCTGCGGCGTTGCTAGCGCCCCTCATGGGCGATGGGGATGAGCCTACGTTCGGGGGCTTCAGAACAGATAGGGTTTAGCCGTGGTCGACTACACAGCCATAGCCAAAGCGACGGGCGAGGCCTTCACCGCCGCAGGTTGTCCCACGTTGGGGTTCTGGCGTCCCACGGTCACAGCAAGCGTAACGGCGAGAACCGCCACCACAGGTGACCCCGTTTGGAGCCCTGTGCGGGGCTTCATTTTGTCCGCAAGCAAAGGCACCGTCGAGGCCTTTGACAACAGGCTAGAAGAGGACGGAATTAAAAATAAAGAGCTTCGCTACCTCCAAGTAGTAGGCTGTGATCTGTCCGTTGTCCCTAAGCCAGAGGATCGCTTTTTCTTCCAGAACAAGCAGTGGCGTGTGCTGGGTTGTACGCCCGTCGATATCGTGGGAGGCGTGCCGATAGTTCACGGTGTTGGAGTAGTCGCGCTATGAGGCGAGGAAGTTTTAGCGCCGAGGTAGATGCCTTTGTAGCCGAAACGAACAGAGAGATCGAAGCCTACTGTCGCGGGGTCGTGTTGACGTTGCTGGGTATGATCCTCGACGCTACCCCTGTCCTACGTGGGCGACTGAGGGGGGACTGGCGTACTAGCGTAGGTAGCCCGAACTACCAGATCCGATCCGTATCGTCGGATATGCTGATACCCTACGCTAACAAAACGGGCGCCGAGTGGACATCTGTAGCTAGCAGCCTCAAAGAGATCGCAGAGGCGGAAGCCATGGCGGCCGTGGCGTCTTGGGACACAGCCCAGCCGCTCTACCTCAC